GCGGTTAAATCTTGGTTATTAAATTGATTCTGTAAATAAGGCAAATTATTCGTAATTGCTTGCGCCGCCGGTGTTCCTAAATTTTGGAATGGTTGTTGGGCGGCCGCATATTGGCTATAAAACCCGCCAATAGTATTTAAGGCATTTTGACCCGCGGCGGCTTGTGTTGCGGCGGCGCTTGTATTTCCCGAATTGACAATATTATTTGCAAGCAATGTTCCGCCTATTGTTGCACCCGCCGCTATTTGTGCGGCAGTTAATAATGGTGCGGTAGGCGTGGTAGTTGTTGTTGGTGCTGGTGTTGGTGTAGATGGTGGAGTTGCCGATGGTGTGGCGGCGGCGGCGGCGGCGGCCGCGGGCACAATTGGTGTTGATGGCGTATACCCAGTTGTTGTGTTAACTGGCGTGCTATTTGGTAAGCCCGTATTATTAACAATTGGACTTGTAGCATTTGGCGTTGTTGGCGCGGTTGATGTCACCGATGTTGATGTGGGAGAAACACCAACCATGTTGGTGAAAGGCACGGGTGTTGTTGTTGATGGCAAAGATGCCGTGCCGGTGCCCAATGATGATAGATTGGTTAGATCGCCCGGTTGGGGAGTGTTGATAAAGTTTGGATTTAAAACCGATTCGGGCAATTGTTGGGCGTTTGCCAAATCGCCTAATAATGTGCCGCCTGTTGGAGTTGTATTTGGAGTGCCCGGGGTTGATCCTGTTGGTGGTAAAACATCATCAAGATTACCTAATCCATTGCCGAATTTTGGATTTGTAGGACTTGCAGGTGCTGTTGTATCGGTTGGGGTTGTATTTGTTGGGGTTGTATCAGTTGGATTATCCGCGGGCGCATTGGGATTGATTCCCAAGCCACTTTTAACGGATTGCACCAATGGCGAATCGGGATTAAATCCCGCGTAAGACACGGCCGCACTAATCAATGCCGCACCATATTGGCCTTTGCTTGCCGCATCGGCGGCGTTATAAGCGGCGATATAGGGCACTAAAGCGGGGAATGCAACCGCCAAAGCGGGCACCGCGGCCGATGTTAATGCGCCCGTGCCACCGGCAAATCCGCCCGCACCAGCATTTACGCCAACGTTTTGCACATTGGCGGCGGTAACCGGCGCAATCGTGCCACTTTGATCGGTTTGTGCGGTGACTTGAATCATCCCATTCCCGCTAGGAATGTTGATTCCGGTGCCGTTTGGCCCTACTTGCACTTGATAATTTCCGGCGATTGGTGCGCCCGTTGTCTTGTTGATTAAGTTATAAGTGCCGGTATCCGCATCAAAGTTAACCGCCGCATTTCCGCTTATCAATGCTTGTGATAATTCCGGATTCGCTTGTTGCGCCGCACTAATCATATCGCTTGATGCTTGGCCATAGCTTGTGCCAACCGCGCCCGGTGCGGCCGATCCCACAAATTGCGGTGCGGCCATGCTAGAAAGTGATGTGCCCATATCGGTTGGTGTTGGTGCGGGTGTTGGTGTAGCCTGTGGTTGTGTTGCAATTCTTTGCATAGGTGCGGGTTGCGCCACCGCTTGCACTTGTTGGGGCGTAATATTCATCCCCGTTGCGGCACTAACAATGCTTGCAATTTGCGCGGGGTCTGTAATTCCAATCGATGCGGCCGCTTGCAAAATAGCCTGTTGGCCTTGGGGCGTGCCAATATTAGCGTTAATAAAATCGCTTGTGCCCGCCGGTAATCCGGCCATAGCATCTTGCACGGCGTTATTTATTGCGGTTGTTGTCATTATTCCCCCATTTATACATTGTAATACGGCACTTTAAAATGTTGCCCGTTTACCGTGATATTTATGAAACCAACCGGATGCGCGGGCAATGTGCCCGATCCCGTGGTTGCCGTGGTGCTAGGGGTAAAGTTCAACAAATTCAAAAAGAATTGTTGCCATGCCCGTGTAGGCCGATTCGATGCTTTATCCAAAAATTCACTTTGTGGATAAGGTTGTAATTGTGATGTGTTAGTGGTAATTGTCAATTTTCACCCCCACTTGCCTTTAAATTAGCGGAAACAATAACGGCTTTGACCGGATCGCTAACCACCACCTCAAACACCCGATCACGCGCTTGGCCCAATCGCCGCCAAATTGCGCGGTTTTGATACTTTCCGGTTTGGCCGATGCCGACCCAATGTTCCTTAGACCATGTTGAACCGCCATCATCTGACCAACGCAACATAGCTTGCGGGTTAGTGGTTGTTGTCTGTTGGCTAATTGCGCTTTGCGTGCCCAAAACAACGGTTTGTGTGGCCGGAATCGTTAGCGTGGCCGTTGGCGCAATGTAATAAGGTGATTGTATATAAAGAAATTGATTTTGGCTAAGGCCCGTTGTTCCCACACCGGGTTGAAATTGAATCTGAAATTCCTCGAAATACTGCCGTTGTAAATCCGAAACCAAATGCGGTGCGCGTCTTAGCCGCCTAATGTTATTTCCATCATCCGTGTAGTTGGTGTTGTCCAACTCATATATCTTTCCGTTGGCGTAATCACCCACCAACACCATATTTTGGAATACACACGAACAATTTCCACGGTGCCGCGTGTATTGTGATCCGGTGTAATAAAGCCATTTATACCATAGCCCCGTTGTGGAATCGAAAGCCCAAGTGATGTTAATTGTAGGAAACGAAACAACATAAACCTCATGGCCTTCCAATTGATAAGTCCACGCAACCGCATCCTCAATATACTGATTCACCAACGTGTTTTCCACCGCGTGCGTGCTTATTCTTTGCGGAATATAGCCATTCATTTGCATGATTTGGCCTTGGCCGCGTAGATTTCGGCTTACATAGGCAAAGCTATTGGCTAGGCGTGAAACACTATTTTGGGCAACAATTCCGTGTTGGGTGCTAGTGCCCGGTATGCGTTGGAATGGAAATGGGAACAATCCCGCATCCACCCACACCTCCGAGCTCGCTTCGCCCATTAAGTAAACCTCCCGATGATCCACAATCAACGCAACCAATTGATCCGGTGCGCCATCCTTGGATGCAAAAGATAATTGTTGCGATATGGGGCTTAGCGCATCCGATGCGCCAAATTGTTGGCTAGATGGGCGTGAATAAACAAAATAGTTATCAATCACATCCACCGTGGTGCCGCCGCTAAATGCCCCATCGGTGCTAGGCAACACCGTGAAATCTAGCGCATACATGGTTTCCGATCCAACCGTGGTGTTGCTACTTAGGGTGTAGGAATTGTATCCACCGCTAGGCGTGTTGATGGCGATAACCACCGAATCCACCGGCACGCTAGTGCCTTGAATGGTTTGCCCCAAATACAATGTTGATGTGGTTAACAATGTGCTATTGGTTGATCCCGATGCGGTTGATCCGGTAAAACTAGCCGTATTTAACGAATTCATCAATGTGGATGCAACCGTTTGCGATATGTTTAATGTCCACGTTGTGCCCGATCCGCCCGTGATCACCGTTTCTTGTGACACGCCAACACCGAATAGCACTTGCCCAATCGCTATGGTGCCGCTTTGAATATTAGAAACCGTTAGCGTTGTTCCCGATATCGATCCGGTAAAAATGGCCGTTGTAGGCGTTGAAATCCGCCATGAATAGCGATAAGACCCATCAACGATGTAGGCATACAAGCCATTATCAACAAGCCCCACACGGCCGCTTGCGCTATTTAAGATTCCCACAATCGTGGGCGTTAGATTGCTAGATAAAAGATACACATAGGCACCACAAACCGCAATAGCCTGTGATCCGCCGCTAAGTGTTCTAAGGCCACGGATTTCGGCACCGGCGGGCAACACCAATTGCGTGGTTAGCCCCGGCGTTGGGTATAGCGCAACAACTCCCCTGTCACCCGGTTGTTTAGTGGGATCGATTTCCGGATAGAAATTAATACACTCCTGCGCATCCTGATAGATGCTAGGTGCGGTGTAGCTTGCCCCAACAAAACCAAAGTCCGGCATTTTCTAGTCCTATCTAAAGAAGCCTCCGCTCAAAATCCAGCCCGCATCGCGTTGGCGTGATGTCAAGATCGCGTCTTGATAGGCGGAATTTTGCACGGGTTTCATGTTGGTGCGCTTGATTGTGCTTTTCCCCTGTGCGGCAAAGGCATTAATCATCTGTATTTGCGTTGCGCTTGCCTTTCCATATGCGGGCATTAATCTTTCCGCTAGGCACCATTCCAACGCCATTTCATAGCCTTGGGGCAATATGATCGGATCATTAATCGTCACATAATTGCTAAATAAAGTATCGCAAAATAAGTGCATTTCGCCTTGCGATGGGTTTGGCCATACAAAGATGTTTCCCAATGGATCACTTGGTTGGTAATAAACCGCCTTTGGCCAAGGGCCGTTTAGCGTCTTAAGCCCAATCATGTTGTAGTTTTCTAGATTCAACACGGCCACGGGGTAATCCAATCCGCCGTTGATAATGGGCACGCCATTGGAATTGGTGTTGATTCTAACGAATGATGAATTAATGCTTAGTGGGCGTTGATAGAAAGCATTGATTGTGGTGCTTGAAACATTTTGGCTAATGTTAAGCAAATAGGTGCCTAATTCGTTAACATTCCCGCCCGCACCGGTTGCAAAGCCATTGATCTTGGTGCCCGTGGTAATTCCGGTTCCGCTTAGTGTCATCCCAAGGGCTATTGCACCGCTTGTGATTGCGGTAACCGTTAACACGTTATTAGTAATCGATCCGGTAAAAGTAGCGCCAATTTCACCACCGGGGCCGATGGTGTATTGGGTTTGGCCGGGTGTGATCGGAAAAATGACCTCGGTTTTGTAATAAACCATCATTTGTTCGTTTGACCATTGATCGATCATTCGATTCATCATCACAAACGCGTCTTGTGCGGATGCCGCATCGGGCGTTTCACCGGCCGCCAATGCGCCAATATCCTTTAAAGCGGAGCTAATAATATCTATTGGCGCGGTCATGGTTTCTCCTCTTATGCGGGCACTACAACGTGACCATCATCGGCGGGTTTGGGTTGTTGCTCATTGCCTTGGCGTTGGATTTCTTCCATCGTCTGTGCAATTAATTCTTGATTACGTTGCAATGCAACAAAAATCGTGTTTACTTGTGGGATTGAAAGTTCTAGTTTCATAGCTTAGGTTTAAAGGTTTGTGGAAGCCAAGGAGGAACGGCTTTCACGGGTTGGTTGGATTGTTCCTCTAGCCGTGATTCTATTATGTTCTTTCCATCAAGCATAGATGCCGATTTGATCCAATCAATCACGTTTTGTTCCGTCACTTGATCATAAGGAATATCACCCTTTTCGGTGAAATACCAATTCCCCTCGGTGTCTACTTTGCCGTTGGAAACATAGTATTTGGCCGATGTGATTTGCCCATCATTATGCTCAACCTCTAAGATTTTCCAATCCATTATGCAACCCAAGGCAATTTAGGCGAAACCACAGTAGGATTGATCTGTGCGTTAATCATGCCATCCAATGCGGTCTGTGTTGCCGTTTGGTCAACGCCATTTTCATAAATCCAACTTAATACCTCTGCTTGTGTCAAATTGGCATAGGGTATGTATTGTTCATTAGGGTTGTAAACAATGTTGCAAGTGCTATAAATCCTTGCGGTATAGGGGACACCATTGTTTGTTTGGTCTGATGTTGCCACGCATTGCCAATGGGCGCAGAACACGCAATCAGGTTGTGGTGTTGTTGGATATGCGTCTAGCGCAGAAATTGTCCATACATAAGTGTTTGCCATTATTTACTTTCCAAGGTTGCGATACGTTGTTTAAGGGATTGAATTTCTTTAATCATCATTGGGACAAGTTTAGAATAATCGACTTGCATCATTTCATCAGGGTCTTTTGGTTTCATTACCGCATATGGCGCAACTTCAATTAACTCTTGTGCAATCATGCCGTATTCTTGATGACTATTGTCTGCTATCCAATCAAATGAACGCACTTTGATGCCATCAATGTTTCCTTGTGGCGCATCAACAATGTTTTCTTTTAATCGTTGGTCAGATGTGATGTTGTAGAGGACGGCAGAATTTCCATTATTTGTAATGGAGCCAATTTTTGTTGTGTTACTGTAAAAAGCAGCAAAACTAGCCGTATTATTAGCTTGAGAATCAATCAAACTAATTCCAGTTCCACCTGATGAACTTAGAAAAGATGTTGTTTGACGTGCACTTCCTACCGTACTTGTAGTCCCCACTAACAAGTTACCACTAGAGTCTATACGCATCCGTTCTGTGCCACCAGTTGAAAAGTTAATGGCGGGTGAAGTAGACAGCGCGTAATCAGTATCAAATCCAACTACGTTGCTTGAATCGTTTGTTTTGATGTATAGCGCAGGCTGATTGCTGCCGCTTGTATTTCGGAAATAAGCAAGCCCACCGTCAGCAGCTTTTTGCACTTGCAGCTTGTACGAAGGCGAACTCGTCCCAATACCCAAACCTGTGCTGGTCAGGCGCATTTGTTCTGTGGCGTTAACGTTAAAAGCTAGAGGGTGGTTTGAAGCAACGTTAATAAGTCCAACACTGCCAACTTGGTCAGCTTGAAAACGAATATCAACACTAGTTGATGTGGCTCGAAACAACCCTGCACCAGAAGTGCCTGAAACTTGAGAAACTGTGTAGCCAGCGGGCAACGACAATGCTGCGCCACCAACACCCAAGTTAGTACCATCAAAAACAAATGCAGACCCAGTAGCCAA